CGGACGTGCAGTAAAAATGTTGTCCGTGAGAGTCTTGCGATAATTCGCAAGGGTTGTTGTTAATAGATTATCAAAGTTGCTGTTTGCAGCGACCATATAGTTATCTCCTTAAGTTAAGCGTTAAGCATGTTGACGCTTTGCAGCCTCAAACGCTTCTCGCAATGATGTAATTGGTTTAGACGAAATATCCGCACTAGATGCAGAAGCACCACTACTTGCAACCGATGCTTGACGTTTTGCCTGAATAACCTGTGTCTGTTCTTTAGCCTTCTTCTCACGAAGATGGCGAACAGCCGAAGCGTCATCATACAATCTGTCAAACGCCACTTGCTTGTAAACTGCTTCCAAATCAGATGAACCCAAGGCAAGAGCCTTGGCTACAACTTCTTGGGCATCAAAATCCGAGCCGTATCGTGTTTGCAGAGACTGAACAGTTTTCTCCAACTGGTCCATTGCTTTTTGTTGTTCAAAAGCCGCTAAACGTTGGTCTAACTGTCGGTACTGTTTCTCCACTGGGTCCATGTACAGTTCCTCTTCTTCAGAGGGTTGCTGTGCAACGCCGTAGTGCTGTGAAAGCAGCGCCAAAGTACCATTCGGGTCATTCTGCAGGGCTTCCTGCAAAGCAACACCATACTGTACTTGTTTCCGTTGCTCGCTGAGTTCCTGTGTCTTGCGAGTATAATCCGCTTGACGTTGGTATCCAGAAAGCGCCTCAGATAAAGGAACCCGAACTTCTTCACCGTTAACTTGCACAGAAACGTATTTATCTCCGTACTCATCAACAGGAAGCATTTCAATTTCCTGCTCACTAAGACTTTCAATTTCTTCAATTGCCTCAGTTATTTGTCCTTCGGTTTCTGCCTCAGGGATAACTTCTTCTACTGATTCATTGCTTACTACTTCACTCATGGAGTCCTTTCAAGGGGTTGCTCTATAGTTATGGAATTATCGTTACATTCCTGGGGGCAATTGGGTATTAACCAATGGTGCCCCACTTGCTAAAAGTTGTGCCAATATTTCTGGTGGAATATTTGATGGCAACGGCATTCCACCAGTAGGTGGCATGCCTTGAGTCATTCCTTCAGGGGAAAGTCCAGGAGCCACACCTTGAGGTGGCATTCCCTGTGGTGGCATACCTTGTGGCATACCGCCAGCCTCTGGAGGTGGAGGAGCACCTTGCGGTGAAATCGGTTGTGGAGCCAACTGTGGCTGCATAATAAACGATGCAGCATTCTTGATACCAAAACCATACTGAAGTACATAGTTAGCAAGTTTTGGCATGTCCACAATACCAGCACCAGCAAAAGGTGCCATAGCATCCACAACCTGGAGTGCCATTTGACGACGGAAAGATTCATTCACAGGTGCAGTAGAGCCACCCTCAACCTCAAAGTCAAACTCACCTTGTAGATAGTCACGGTCAAAGTTGAGCCAAGCAGATTGAGAATCAGAACCATAAATTCTTACAGCCTGCTCACCAGTCATAAACTGCTGTGCAAGCATTACCAGTCTGCGAGCACAATCCCCAATAGCACGCTCAATAATTGCCAACTTGTCAGACGACCTAGCGTTGGCTGCATCTTGAGAGATTGCAGCCTCAGTTGCGGTACGACGAATTTCTGGAAGTGCACCACGCTGATATTCTGAAACACCAGACACCCGGTCAATATCATTAGAGATAAGAGTTGATTGATTATAAAACTCTGGTGGACTAATAACAGCAGGCATTGGAACAACAACATTGCTAAGACTGTCCTCAGATATAACAGGAACTAAAACATTGTCTTCATCCGATTCTAAAGCAGAACGACCATCAGCATCAAAAGATGATTCCTTGTACAACCATTTACGTGAGAACCGTTTACGATGATTCATCATCTGTGTACGAGTTTGGTTCAATTCCATTTGCAATGGTTCAATTGCTTCGAGTTCTCCCATTGTGTAAAAATGTTCTGGGATTTCGTAGTTGCGCAACATAACAAAAGGATGTCCAAATGCAAATGGAATCTTTATTGGAGAAACAAGAAACTTGTCGCTTCCATCACAAAAAACCGACATCATTCCACGGTCAATATCGTAGTATTCCCATATTTCTACGTATGCGTCATCATCGCCTTCGTTGCGACGAGGACGCAAATTCATTGTGCTTCCCTCCATACCATATTTTGAATAATGAGATGGTGACGCTTCTTGACGTGCTGCTGAATTGTATCTTTTATCTTTTTTGACATCTTTTAACAAACGGCGAACTCTTTGTGCAATCCATTTCATGTCAGATGTGGATGTTGCATCTGCGTCAACAAAAACATCAAATGGAGAAATACGCTCAACAAAAGGTCTGTCTTCTGTAATTACTAATTCACTTTCTGTGACAGATTCAGGTGCTGCTGAAGCAAGTTCGTCAGATGATTCATATTCCCTACCATCTTTTTCAACAAAACGGTATCCAGTTTTAACCCATCCATGACCAATAATAAGCATGTCTTTAACTGCACGACGAAATTCTTTTTGACATTCGTAATGTCTCCACCAGTAATTTACAATTGCTTCTGTCACAACAGCACGAGAAGCATCTTCATACTTTCGTGCATTAACAGTAATCTTTGGATGGTTAACAGAAACGCTAGGTGATATTACGTTGATGGTTGCAAAAGCAATGTTAATAAGCAACTGGTCTTCTTCTGATTGAACTTTGTATTGTTTTCCACGATACATATCAATCATTCGTGTCCACAGGTCGTCACATTTTTCTTGTTCTCTCCAACGACGAGATTGCTCAATTTTATCTCTGTACTGTTTAATATATTCCGAGTTTGATGTCCTAGCCATTAGTCCTCTTTCTTAACACTGTCTTTAACACCATCATGCCAACCAATATGCCCATCAATTTTGCTAGCAACTTTGTCCACTTTATTACCAATGACCCGTAATAGAATGCGTCCCTCTTCATGCTGGTAGGTATTCTCTCTTCGGAGTCGTTGTAATACGACGACAACTGGTCCCATGAGGATTGCGACGACAATGGGAACCCAGACTGGTTCCACGTCACACCCACCGTGTCCCAACTGGTTCAGCCTTTATACCTGCAGATTCTGCTTGTCGCATCTGCTCACGCTGACGCTCCACAACAGTCGGTCCATGAAAATCTTCTTTGCCATATGTGTAACCCCATTGAATGCCCTTGATGTGGCATTTAAAGCAAATAGAGCCCCTACGAGGGAGTTCTGCCTCCACAAAAGTTGTCAAACAGTCTAAACAGCGAAATTCTTGCATAACTATTAGTGTTGTTCGTTACTTTTAACATTAAATGCACCAATCGGTGTTCTTCTCTGCTTTTTCTCTCGAACAATATGCTGTTCCCACCAACCCAAAGTATTCTTAATAGGTAAAGCATCATAACGGTACTCAGGCAACCAAACATATTTGAGCATCTGATTTGTAATTGCCAAAGACATCACCCTGTCATCATGCGGGGAACCATGCATCTTGCCGTTGGCTTCACGCACAAACGTGCGCAACTCTGCTATAGTTTTAGCGTCATACAACAACATGGAAGAATCACGAAGAGCGGCATTTAGTTCGTCAATAGCCAAAGGCTTAGAAACAGAGGTTGTTCTCCAACCCATAGTCTCGGAAACAATAGGGTTTCGATGGTTCATTTTTCGTTGACGATATATATTTCTATAACCCATTCGTTGTAACGCTTTTAGGGTAGTTAGCCCATGGTTGTTTGATTCAACTCCAACAAGAGCATAGTTGTAATAAAACCCTAGAGCATTGAGAACCTGTTCCCCAAAAATATCGGCATCAACATGACCATGCCAATGTGCAACCATCATTCCTGTGCTTGCTGAAATAACATGGGCAGAACTAAAGTCTCCATGACCCAAACCTTCAGCAACGTCAGCCCCAATAACATAAACTTCCTGTCTGTCGGGATAATCCCAAATAGCCAGTTCACCACCGTCTTTTAAAAATGTGTAAACATTTTTACCAAGACTATTTTTTAGATAACCCCTGTCGGGTTCAACAGGTTCAATCTGTCGGATTGCTTCAAGGTCAAACACTGGACGACCAGAACGAATAAACGCTTCTTCCGCATTATCTGGATACTCCTGTGCCAACTGCCAATCAGGTAAGTCACGCTTTTTAGCCTCGTACCAATCTTCGTCACGGTCTCCAGCAGACCAAGGAAAGAAAATGCCAACAAATCGGTTGGTTCCAGTTTGTGAACCAACCCATAACTGGTGAAATATGTTGCCTTCACCGTTGGCTGTGCTCAAACAAACGACACGACCACCGATGTCGGCAATTGGTTCAATGGATGCCCACGCTTCATCAGCGTTGGGCAAGAACGCCATTTCGTCAATGAACACTCGATACACAGATTCACCACGAGCAGGGTCATTACCTGACGGTAAAGATTCAAGAGCAGAGTCATTGGCAAACACCATCTTTAACTGGTTGTCGGACAGAAGGTCGGGTCCACGTACCCTCATCCAAGGGGGCAACATCTTGTAGCCGTACTTGGTTTTTTGTAGCAACTTAGATGCTTCTCGTTCTGTGCGTGAAAGCATTACCGTAAAACGGTCAGACCAATAGAACACTTCCCAAAAGGCAAATGCTGCAGCCAAAGTGGAAAAACCAATTTGGCGGGCTTTTAGAACAATGGTGTAACGGTCTTCAATCCAGCATCGCACAGTTTCAACCTGTGCTTCACGCATGTCAAACTTGATACGACCACGCTCAGGATGCCTAATGTGCCAGTAGTTGGAGCAGAAATGGGAAAACGCAGCCACCAGTTCTTCAGTGGTTGCATTCTCTGGACCTTTACATTTGCGCCATTCCTTCTCATTGAGAAGGTCTGTGAGTTCCATTTATTTCTTTTTCTTTGCCTTCTTCATCATGGCTGCTTCTTGTTTCTTTTTTGCAGGTGTTTCCATGCCTTCGTGTTTTTTCATAGCACCTTTAGATTTGTACTTTTCACCTTTTGCAGACATTATTTTGCTACTTTCTTGGCTACTTTTTTAACGGTCAACGGCTTGCCCTGTGAAACCTTAGAACCGATAAACGATGCAACAGTTGGGTCACCAATTTTAGTGGAAGCCCATGACAATCCTGCAGCCACCAATGGCATCGCCATTGCTGTCAAAGCAGCATCAACATTGTACTTCACGCACAGGTACACAACAATACCCAAAACGCCACCTTTGGCGGTCTGGTCAACTGACTGATTACGGTTATTCATTTCTTATCTCCTAATAGTGCACCGAGTAAATGGACGGCTATTGCCACGAATGTGATTTGAATACCAAGAGTCCTTGTTGAACCTGACAACGTAATCAACACCATTCCAGTGCCGGCTAGAGTCCAGGTCAAACCATGGATTTCAGAGAGTATTTTCTTCACACCTATAGTGCTGGCTGTTACTTCTGCCTTCGTTGCCCTGCTGCAACGGTGGCTGCACCTGCAGCAACCGCTATAAGCGTCCTACGGCTGTGTACGGGGATATTCGAGCCTGTTGGTACGTAATCACCCAAACCGTCATCAAAGATGTTTATAGTCTTTTCAAACGCCTTACGCACGCTTACGGGAGCGGACTGGACCGCTTCAACCAAAGCATCCAGTTGAGTGTTATCTAATTCGGTTACATCAATAGTGGCAAAGATTTCTTCTGCCTGTTCTGAAGTGACAACAGCAAGCACATCCGGGTTTGATGCCAGTTCTGTTGCTTGGTCTGGTGTTACTGCGGTAGCAAGGATTTGCTCAATCAGTGCTACCGCTTCTTCTTTGTCTAGTTCGGCAATAGATTCCACAACCATGTCAAACTGTTCT